AGTTATGCTAGCGTTACTGACCCCAACCGAAATACCTGAATTACACAGCAGTCCCACCCCCGCGGGATGCCAGACTACCGAATTGCCTGCTGAAGCCGTTAAATACAACTCCCGCTCACCAGCGGCGGCAGTGCCGTTATCGTAGATAATCGCCGTTCCTGCGTTCTGTGAGCTAGTTGCCGCCACGGCTACCGCATAAACAGTTCCCCTACTGGTCTTTAGAACCGCATCTTCAGTAACACAATTTCCTTCTAATGCTCTTGGTACTATACAAACTCCTGCCATATCTTACTCCTAAATAAAGTATAACATACCCCGTTTTTAGATTAAGCGGGGGCCGAAACCCCCGCTAATCTTATTCAGTCGTCGACGTGCTTGTGGTCGTACTGGTTGACGTGCTCGTTGAGCTAGTCGATGTACTCGTACTTGACGTGCTCGTGCTCGTAGAGCTTGTGCTCGTTGAGCTAGTGCTCGTCGAGGTTGAGCTTGTCGAGGTTGAGCTAGTACTTGTAGAGCTAGTACTCGTGCTAGTTGAACTCGTGCTAGTCGAGCTGGTACTTGTTGAGGTTGAACTTGTGCTAGTCGAGGTTGAACTCGTGCTAGTAGAAGTTGAACTCGTTGAAGTACTGCTTGTCGAGGTACTGCTCGTGCTAGTCGATGTACTACTCGTTGAAGTCGAGCTCGTACTAGAAGAGGTTGATGTACTAGTCGACGAGGTTGACGTAGACGTCGATGTAGACGAAGACGTCGATGTCGATGTCGTCATACCCCCACCACCCACCCAAGCTGTTCCGTTGTAAACGAACAGCGTGTAGGTATCAGTATCAAACCACAGTTCTCCCGTCGTTGGGTTACTAGGGGGACTAGACTGACAAGGAACCATTCCTGCTAAGATTTTGAATGTTGTTGTCATAATTTACCTTGTCAGGTTACTAGAGCTAGGAGGCGTATGCCGCCCCATCACCCTTGCTGCCCCAAACACCGCGCCAGTCAGACCAACCGTAGCTCCATCGTGCCCTAACCTTGAAGACGGCGGCACCAACGTTAAAGGCGCTGTCGTTCTTGAATTCAGGTCGGACTCTCCAGAACCAGTTGAGCTCGTGGTTGCTTCCGTCGAGCAAGAACCAGGCTGTAGTTGAGGTCAGATAATCCCAGGACTGAACCTGGAACCTACCTCGGTAGACGTTGACATCGTTGTCAGCAGTCCCTGAGCGCATAGTAGATTCGGTTATGATACGAGCCTCCTTATCGAGTGCTGGAGGAACCAGAAGCCTGTCCCCCTTGACCATAATTTTCATTCCTTTATCGTCAAGTTGGGCCCTCATCGCCAAATCCGCTGTCTCGAGGTTAGCCTCCGTCAAAGTAATACCAGTTGTGCTGGCATTAATCTGAGCCGTTCCTCCATCCGCCCTTGGGTGTATGTAGGAACATAGAGGCCTCCCGTCCCCTCCCAAATAGGAGGTAGAGAAAGCGTTGTTGAGGACTGAGGAAGCGTGGTTTTCCGCCGTTCTACGGGCCGAAAGAGCCAGCTTCGCGGGCTTCTTGTTCATCACGTTGTAAAGGTCGTCCTCGTACATTTCCTCTGAGACCTTGAAACCCAGGGTGTACTTCTTATGTGTATAGGTCTTGCTATACATCAAAACAGGGTCTTCGTACGTGATTTGTTCGTTTTCATCCGTTTCTACTAGATAGCCGAAACCTGTTACTGCTGAGTCTTTCTCTTCCATCTTGTCCGAAGTCAATACGTGGAAAATACTTGGAAAGACCTCTGGCATTTCTTGGAATTTATCGTCAAAGATTTTCCTAAAAATGGGTTCCAGAAGGTCGCCAAAATTTGTTCTTAATGCTGTCATTTCTTACTCATCAGATTTGCGTGCGGTTGAAACCTTGCCATTCAGCGATACGGAAAAGCCCCTTAGAAGCATCAGCATCGTCGTCTGGGTCTCGCTTCCAAAGTTGGAAGGCACCCGAAGTCGCGTGACCATCTTGGTCAGCAATTTGGTCTTCGTCATATAGGTCGAAGAACTGATAATCGTCGGCGTAGGTCATATCGCCCTTCGCATCGTTGTAGAACAATGCGAATGGGTCACAAACGACCTTTGCCTTGATTAACTTATCGGTAAGGTTATCACCCGAAGCAACATAGGTTTCACTGCCTACTTGTCCAGCGTTACCGCTGTAAGTTCCATCGTAATCGGAAGCAGAGACCGTTGAGAGTGGAGTTCCGTTAATGCCTACCAAACCAACAACGATACCGAAGACATAATCTCCAGCATCTGCGGGTTGGCAGCCACCAGCCGTGTTAATGTCCACCGCATCACCTAAGGTGATAGTGGCTTCGTTCTGGATAAGAATATCCACCGTCGCTGGACTCTCTATTCCCATTAGATGTCCATATAGGTAGAAACCTGCCATTGAGTTTTCACCTCCTTACTTAGCCTTTTCGGCTTCAATCTTTGCAAGGCTTTCGGCGTACTCTTTCTCGGAGAGCTTAGCTTTCTCGGCGACCTCTCGCTGGGCTGGCGTTAATGTTATCTCGGAGGTTTTCGCCTCACCAGATGCCATACTACCTATCGCTCCTGCGGTTAGCTCGCGTTCGGCTACCCTTCCCTCTAGCTTTCCTTGCTCTATTAGAAGGTCTTTGTTTGCCAAGACATAGGCGTCCTCTAGAAACTTGCCGAGACGGTGGTTGGGAATGGTCTCAATTCCTCCTGGGTAATATTCTTTGAGAACATCGCCAATTTTCCCCTTCATCTCTTTCCGTGGGTCTTCTTCCAGCTGGTCAATTCCGTACTTTTGCTCGAACTTGCTAAAAATCTCACCCCGCTGGTAGTAGACATACGGAGCAACCTCTTTTTGGACAGTGTCCCTAATTATCTTGGTATCTACTGGAGTGGAAACATCGTCTGTAGGGATGTTCAATTTCTTGAAGACGTCTTTCCTAAGATTTTCGTCTGTATCAAGAAGCTGAACATAAGGAGCCACGGCCATTTGGTATTTTCGTGTCTCGTCAAGCTCTTTACGAGCTTGTCCAACCTCCTCACTCTGTTGACCAAGCTTTTTCTCCAGCTCTTTGTAGGCTTTTTCGGCCTCTTCATGAGACTGAAATTTGCCCACAAAAGACTCACTGTCTTTGATTTTTACCTCCTTGTCCTCTTTCGGGGGGGAGGGTTGAATTTCTTCTGCCATTGTTATCACCACCTTTCGGGTCTAAGACTTATCGTTAGGTGTTGGGCCCCGATGGCGCAGGGTTATCCTAACAAGACAGGAGGCACCCTCTGACCAGCAATAAATTGCGGGTTCAGTTCTGATGCCTCCTGTGCTATTAGTATAACAGATTATCTTTTACTTCTCTTAGGTCTCCAGCCCGTTTTCCTAAGGCTGCCGTAGATATACTTCCTTGCCCTAGTGCTGGTAGTGCTTCCAAACTTCTTTTTTGCCTGTGCTTTCAGCTTACGTTCCATTTTCTTCGGCATTACTCTTTTACCGCCTTTTCTAAATCTCCCCGAGCCGAGCAGATAATTTTGTCTATTTTTCTAATAATTTCCATTTTACCCGAGTCGCTGGCATATTTGGTTCTCAATTGTTCGTCTTCAGGAATAAGGTTGGACATCTTCCACATTAGGTCGTAGGTTAGTTTACTAAGCAATCCTTTCAAAAAAGGGTAATATTTGCTGTCTTTTAGGTCAGCCAATCCTTCTACTTCCTTAACGGAAAGACCCTTTACCTGTGTTTCTTTCTTCAAATCTTTTGCCATCAGACCACCTTCTGGACTTGCTCTGAACCTACGGCTTTAGCGGGAATTGCGGCTCTGGACTGCTCAACGGGCTTAGGTCCCCTAAGACCTTGAGCGAGACCTTTTACCCCGTTAGCCAATCTGCCCATTATTCCCTGACCTTGTTGGGGCTCTTGTCCCTGCTGTGGTTGCCCCTGTTGTGGTTGACCCTGCTGAGGGAAACTCTCTCCCCTTCTTCTTTGGGCCTCCATTTCGCCTGCGATATGATTGACAAACATCTTAACAATTGGAGAGTCGTTCGGTAGTTCAAGGAACTTAGGAGACCTCATAAAGGCAAGGTGGATATCGGAGTGTATCTTTTCGGCATAAGGAGTTGGAACCATTTTCTTGCCCTTGAGCATTTGCTCGTTTTCTATTCCAGCAAGTTCAATCTGGTATTCCATTAAGCTTGGCGGCATCTTTTGTTCCTCCTCTTGTTGTAGGGCCTCCTGACGCTTGAAGTCATCAGGATTAAAATCGTGCACCTTAAGTAACGCATCGCCTATCTTTACAGGGTCGTAGGTACCTGCCTCCATTGCGGCCTGTATAATAGGATGCTGGGCCAGCATCTCGGTTCTCTGCTGCAGTAGGGGTTTAGAGACTGGTAACACAGGCCCCGCGGTGACGCTGATATCCATATTACCACGAATTACATCGGGGTCGGCCTCAAAGAAAGTCCAACCCTGATAAGGCAACTCTCTGACCTCCCCATCCTTAGTTTTTTCCAGTTTCTTGTCCTCTATTCTGATTGTCCGATACTTCTTTTCGTAATCCTGCCCGTTAATCTGTTGCAATCTCCCCTCGGCCTTGGCTTTGGCTTTGACAATCATATATTCTCTGCTCCCTTTCTGGCCGACGATTTTATCTACCTTCGGGATAGAGTAATACTGCTGAATGTTGGCCATTCTCAATCTGCCGATGTTTACTAGAAACTCTTTACCGAGTAAAAAGACCTTACTTCTGACCCTCCGCAGGGAGCTCTCCTTTAAGATAGCCGCCTCCGTTGCTGTCCCTGAAGACCCCATTGCCTGCATCCTGTCATCGTAGCCCGTTACCCTGATAATGTCCTCCCGCATCATATCCAAAACCTTGAAGACTGACTGAGAGACATCGCCGTATTCGATTGGTTTGATTGATTTGTTGGGGTCTTCGACCTGAATTAGCCCGTGGGGCCTTTTGACGAGTTCCTCCTCATCTAGGGTTTCCCTTGCTGACACAAGGAACATCTTATCTATGTCTAAATGGTTTCTATCCATTAACATCCGACGGACGATGTTAATTTCTTCCTGCAGGCCTTCTAAGAGCTTGGCCTCACCCTTGCCGTAGAACTGATGAGTATTCAGAATATCAACCGACCGAGCAAACGGGAGTTGCTTGTGTTTGTAGGGATTGGGGGAGTCTCTAACGACGACATCGTTGGCGACGATTACCAATCTATCATCGGGCTTGTTCCAGTACCAGAGGACTTCAACATCCTCGTCTTTCATTGATTCGGGGGGTTTGTAGAATTCGTAATAATTAGTATCCCCTCCTGCGACAACATATTTAGCGTTTCCAAGGGGGTCCCAAATGGGTCCCGTGAA